TATTAAAGATACTTTCTCAAAACACGAAAAGATATTAATGGAAAAATACGGCGAAGATGCTGTAATAAACATTGAAACAGGAGAAATAACAAAAAAACAATAGGGCAAAATGGCAAAAATAAGTACATATGTTATTAATACAGTACCTACCGTAAATGATATGGTGATTGGTACTGATGTAAATTCAGCTGATGAAACTAAAAATTTCTTAATTGGTGATTTAATAGCATTAGTTCCCAATGCCACAGGTCCTACAGGTCCTCAAGGCCCTGAAGGAATTCAAGGCGCAACCGGAGCTACCGGACCACAAGGCCCTACAGGTCTTCAAGGTGCACAAGGAATTCCGGGCCCTCAAGGCCCTCAAGGAGTTCAAGGCCCACAAGGAGTAACAGGTTTACAAGGTATTCAAGGCCCTCAAGGTATTCAAGGAATTCAAGGTGTCACAGGTCCCACAGGTGCGCAAGGTCCTCAAGGACCTGAAGGTGCTGCAAGTACAATAGTAGGAGCAACAGGCCCTGCCGGCCCACAAGGAGTAACAGGCCCTACAGGAATACAGGGAAATGCAGGAGCAATTAGCCCCGCAGGATTAACTTGGCAGGGCGCTTGGAGTGCTGCAGGTATATATGCTATAGATGATGCTGTTGGATTTGGTGGAGCTAGTTATTTTTGTATAGACCCTGTTGGACCATCACCTACAAACCCTTCTTTAGACCCTGCAAATTGGTCTTTACTAGCAAATCAAGGTTCCGCAGGCCCTCAAGGTCCAATTGGATTAACGGGTCCTGCAAGCACAATAGTAGGTGCGACAGGACTTACAGGTTTTGCAGGCCCTCAAGGGCCTCAAGGAATTCAAGGCCCAATAGGATTAACAGGTATTCAAGGTCCACAAGGCCCCGCAGGCCCCACAGGAATAACAGGTCTTCAGGGAATTCAAGGAATGACAGGCCCACAAGGTCCTACAGGTCCCGCAGGAGTTATAGGGTTAACAGGACTTACAGGTCCGGCAGGCCCCACAGGCCCCGAAGGTCCACAAGGACCAATAGGTTTAACAGGCCCCGCAGGCCCACAAGGCCCGGCAGGAATTACAGGCCCCAATGGTAATACTGACCTTAGTCGTATAGGCAAGGCTTATGCAGGGGGATATATAGCAGCAGAGTGGGTAGAAGGAAACACTCAAAAAGTTCTTATTGTATCTAATCCCACATCAACTAATTATCCTTGGACTCTTCCTGCGTATCAGTCTATTTCTGTTTCCGCATATAATAATTACGATGGTAATCCAAATACAACCGCGATAGTTACTCAAGCAGGTGCAGGCACATATGCGGCAAAATATGCTAGTGATTTTTCTGTAGGTAATTTTACCGATTGGTATTTACCTTCATTATGGGAGTTAAATATGATTTCTAATTCATTAGTACAAATCTCTAGGTCGATGGTAGCAAATGGGATTACCCCCAACTTTTCTAATACAGTTTTTACAGGATATTGGTCTTCTACAGAGTACGGTTCTTCTACTGCTTATATTATGCGTTTTAATCAGAGTTATTTAAATACAGCTTTAAAAAATGACCTACTTAGAGTTATTCCTGTTAGAGTAACTACTATATAATTATGCCAAAAATAAGTACATATATCGTTAATGCAGTACCTACCATGAGTGACATGCTTATTGGTACTGATGTAGACTCGTATATGACAAATGAAACTAAAAATTTCTTAATTAGTGATTTAACAACATTAATCACAGTAAATCCTGTAGGCCCTCAAGGACCAATAGGCCCGGAAGGTCCACAAGGTCCTATAGGAGATACAGGACCTGAAGGTCCACAAGGTGACCCAAATTTAATAGCAGGTATTCAAGGAGTTACAGGTCCACAAGGAATTCCGGGCCCTGATGGTCCAATAGGTCAAACAGGACCTGATGGGATACCGGGTTTTGAGGGCTTTCAAGGTGAAATAGGCGAACAAGGTCCTGCAAGCACAGTAGCAGGTCCTGCAGGTCCGGCAGGTACAATACCGGGCCCAACAGGTATTCAAGGCCCACAAGGAATTGTAGGCTTTCAGGGTCTTCAAGGCCCGAATGGCCCGGATGGCCCTCAAGGATTAAATTGGCAAGGTACTTGGAGTGCCGCAGGTGTATATGTTGTAGATGATGCCGTTGAATACTTAGGTTCTAGTTATTTTTGTTATAATAATGTTGGACCTGTAGGAACAAACCCTATTTTAGATACTGCACATTGGGCTCTATTAACAATGATAGGCGCAGAAGGAACAACAGGACCTATTGGACCAACAGGCGCTGCAAGTACAGTAGCAGGTCCTACAGGTCAACAAGGTTTTGCAGGTCCTACAGGTCCGGCAGGTCCTGATGGCCCAATAGGTCAAACAGGAGGTCCGGGTGCAACAGGAATTACAGGTCCACAAGGACCCGAAGGAGCTACAGGTATTCAAGGCCCCATAGGAGCAACCGGAATAACAGGAATGACAGGTCCTCAAGGATCGACAGGCCTCACAGGAATGACAGGCGCAAGTATTACAGGTCCTACAGGTCCAATAGGTCCAACAGGTTTTACAGGCCCCACAGGTACAATAGTAGGCCCTCAAGGCCCACAAGGACTTAATAGCAATAATAATATAGGTAGATATTATGAAGGTGGTTGGATAGTAGCAGAATGGAAAGAAGGCCCTTCGGGATTTAATTCAGCAGTTACAAAGTTTTTAATTTTGGCACAGCCGGAACCTGCGCCTACTCCCACCTACGATTGGAAGCCTGCATCCCCGGCTCTGTTCCTTAATGCCTCTAGTTTTTATGATGGCAAAACAAACACGGCAACAATATATGCTCAATATGGTTTAGGCGCATATGCGGCAAGCTATGCTACTAATTTAGTATCCGGTGGTTTTACCGATTGGTATTTACCTTCATTATGGGAGTTAAGTATGATTTTTAATTCATCAGCACAAATCTCTAGGTCGATGATACAAGCAGGATTGACTTCTCCATTTATTGCCCCTAATACATATTGGTCTTCTACAGAAGACAATCATTCTTTGGCGTACGATTATGATTTCGCAAACGGAACAGCTAGTATTAGTATTAAAACTAATTCTCAAGCTTGTTTAGCTGTTAGGATAGCCGATTTAACGCAATAATTATGGAAATAAGAAAAATTTCAGTAGGTCCTGATTATAAAGGAGGCGCAATGCATTACATTGTAGGTCAAAAAGTTTTAAATGAAACGTATGAAATACATTTAATTAAACTTGAAGACATTACCCAATCTATAAAAATATTTATTATAAACGAATCAAATGAAATTCTTTTATGGAAAGAATTTACACAAACTATTCCAATCTCTATTGAATACAATATATTTTATTAATGAAATCCCCATTTTATTTTATTGTTGAATCTTTAATAAATAAGAGGTACAACAATACAAAAACCATTAGTGGATTAGAAGTTATTACAAGTACATCTGAAGAAGACCATATATCTTCAAATAGATTTGCTAAGGTAATAGAAGTTCCATTAGGTTACAAAGGCCCAATATCTTCAGGCGACACATTGCTTGTTCATCATAATGTATTTAAGTACTATTATGACATGAAGGGAAATCAAAAGAGTGGCAAGAGTTTTTTTAAAGACGACAAGTTCTTCATTGAACCCGACCAATTCTATATGTATAAAAAAGATGACACATGGTATTCTTACGATAAGTATTGTTTTGTTAAGCCAATAGATGCTATTGACTCTTATATAAAGAAACCATTTAGTGATGAGCCTTTAATGGGTGAGATGTTATATCCAAATGATTATTTAATTAGTAAAGGAATAAACAAGGGTGATATAGTATGCTTTTCACCCGACAGCGAATATGAGTTTACTATTGACGATGTAAAAATGTACAGGATAATAGACAATCAAATAACAATCAAATTAAATTAATATGCATTTATTAACTTTAGACAATGTAATTAAAAATCCAAATGAATACCTTGAGCAAATAAAGAACAATGAGTTTAGGGATATTGAGGATGCAGGAGAAAATAAATTTAAAAATATTCAATTCAGAAATCCTGATGATGAGTTTGCAAAGTATATGCTTTCAGCTTTTCCGGGATATGCAGTTAATTGGAATTTTGTTAGAAAGTCACCCTTAAATCAAGAAGAACCCAATTTCATACATACAGATGAAATGATGGGAGATATAACTTGTATATTGTACTTGAATAAAGAGAAGCCAAATGAAGATGGCACTACAATATATGATGAAGATAAAAACCCATTGTTTGTATTGTACTCTAAGTTTAATAGAATGATTGCTTTTAGTTCGGAATCTCCGCACTCAAGGAATATATTAGAGAACTTTGGAGATGAAGAATCAGCGAGATTAATTCAGGTTATATTCTTAAAACAAGTATAATGGACACAAAAGAAATAAAACTAAAAATTATTGCAGCAGGTCACAAGGCAGTTGAGCAGTTAATAAAAGTCGCAGAAGAAAATATTATTAAAAAAGATTCTGATGACGAGTTGGCTGCAGATAGACTAAAGAATGCTGCTATGACAAAAAAGTTAGCGATATTTGATGCCTTTGAGATACTAAATAGAATAGAACTAGAAAGAGAAGGTCTTGAGTCTTTAGAAAAGGGAGTAAATAAAACAGATACCAAACAAGGATTTGCAGAAAGACGGTCAAAATAATATATACAGCATACAAAAAGATTTTGTATCACCATCTATACTGTCCAATAAAAATAGGGCAAGGTCTTGGATATATGGCTATGATGACAAGTATGACATAGTTGTTATATCTAAAAATGGACAGGTAGGTCAAATAGTAAATATATCAGGGTTAAATATAGGACTCCCTCCTGTGCCTGAGAAAGTATATAAAAGAAGCGATAAAAAATCTGAGCAGTATTGGCAGAGAGAAGACTTACCAAGAGAGCTATCAAAGATACAATCAATTTTTCATTGGAATGAAATGCCATCACAATTTAAAGATAGATTGGTAGACTACATTGAGAATGAATTTGATTACAGAGAGCGTGGCTTTTGGTTTATGAATAATGGAGAGCCAACATATATTACAGGTTCTCATTACATGTACTTACAATGGGCAAGTATTGATGTTGGATACCCTGACTTTCGAGAAGCAAATAGAATATATTGGATTTATTGGGAAGCATGTCGTGCTGACAACAGGTCATTTGGAATGATATACCTAAAGATAAGACGTTCAGGATTTTCTTTTATGGCATCTTCTGAATGTATAAATGTTGGAACTCTTGCAAGAGATTCAAGGGTTGGAATACTATCTAAAACAGGAGCAGATGCTAAAAAGATGTTTACAGATAAAGTTGTTCCAATTAATAGTAGGCTTCCATTTTTCTTTAAGCCTATTATGGATGGTATGGACAAACCAAAAACTGAGTTGTCTTTCCGTATACCTGCATCAAAGATTACAAAAAAGAACATGTATAATTCTGAGGAAGATACAATTGAGGGGTTAGATACATCAATAGATTGGAAGAATACAGAAGACAACTCTTATGACGGAGAAAAGCTATTGTTCTTAGCTCATGACGAGAGTGGAAAATGGCTACGACCAAACAACATTAAAGAAAATTGGCGAGTAACTAAAACTTGTCTTAGATTGGGTTCTAAGATTATTGGTAAGTGCATGATGGGTTCAAC